ACACAGCTTATGAGAGATAGGTTGTCAGAAACAGTTAAAGAATTTGATGCAATTATTAAACCTGAAATTGGTAGAACTATATTTCTAGGAACACCGCAGAATGAAATGTCATTGTACAACTCATTAGGTGAAAGAGGATTTAAGACAAAAATTTGGACAGCATTAGTACCTAATAAAACTCAGACAATCTCTTATGGAGATAAGTTAGCAAGTATTATTAAAGGTGTTGAAGGTGAGCCTACAGACCCTAAAAGATTTGATGCTACAGACTTAATGGAACGATTAGCTTCGTATGGTCGTTCAGGGTTTAACTTACAATTTATGTTAGACACTTCATTGTCTGATGCAAATAGATACCCTCTAAAATTAAACGATTTAATAATAGCTTCAGGTTGTTCAACTTGGAAAGAAGCACCTGCAAAGATACAATGGGCTTCATCACCAGAACAAATGAAAGCTATAGACCCAGACATTCCCAATGTGGGACTTAAAGGAGATTACTTTGTAGCTCCTATGTATATGTCTGAAGAGTTTACTCCGTTTGAAGGCACATGTATGTCTATTGACCCATCAGGTAGAGGAGAAGATAAAACTGCTTATGCAGTCTTAAAAATGCTTCATGGAGTTCTATACTTGACTGCACAAGGTAGTCTTGAAGGCGGATACTCAGATACAACTATGGCTAGGTTATCAAATATTGCTAAGAAGCATGATGTTAACTATGTAGTCATTGAGAGTAACTTTGGTGATGGTATGGCAACTCAGTTGTTAAAACCTATTATGGCTAAGATACACCCATGTGAGATTGAAGAAGTTAGACACAATACACAAAAAGAAAAGCGGATAATAGATACACTAGAGCCTTTGATGAATAGTCATAGGTTAGTAGTAGATGATTTACTAATACACGAAGATTTTAAGAATGAGCCAGACCATCAGTTGTTTAGACAAATGACAAGGCTTACAAGAGACAAAGGTTCACTTAGACATGATGATGCCATAGACGCATTAGCCATGTGTGCTAAATATTGGACAGATAGGTTAGATAGAGACCAAACCTTATCTTACAATCAGCACAAAGAAGATTTGATTAATCAAGATTTAGAGAAATTCATGGAAGGAACAATAGGAAGACACCCAACCAAAGAAAGGTTTATATAATGGACTTAGAACAGACTAAAAAAGAGATTAAGAAAGAAGAAGGTTTCCGTATGGAAGTCTATAAAGATACTCTAGGTTTTAAAACAGGTGGCTATGGTCATAAAATGTTAGAGGGTGAGATACCTCCTACAGACATAGCAGGGTGGAATAAACTCTTTGAAAGAGACTTTGCTCGTGCTGTAACAGGTGCGGAAGATGTCCTTATGTTATGTCCCAATATCCACGACACTGCTAGACATATAGTGGTTGAGATGTGTTATCAGATGGGTGCTTATGGGGTCTCTAAGTTTAAGGGTATGCTTAAAGCTCTACAAGATGAGGACTATAAGACTGCCAGTGTGGAGATGCTAGATAGTCTATGGGCTAAACAGACACCCAATCGTGCTAACCGTATGTCTGAACGCATGGCAAATATTTAAAGAGAAAATCTGTGTGGGTATTTGATATACACAGGACGGCAATTTCCCCCATGCGGTGCGTGTGGGCGAGTGCAAAAACTACCAAAAGTGAGGCTTTAAAGGGCTTTTTCTATATATAAGGACAGCATATCCTTTGCGTGGGGCTGTGTGGGCGTGTTCTTTTTTTATTCATGTATGTGTGAGAGATAGTCTGTTTTTTTAGTTGATACTCTTTAAGTACCACGCACAGCCTCACGCCGTGCAATCCTCAATCTCATCTAATGCACCACAGGAACACACCCACAGAGCCACACACAGCCACGCACAGAGGCATTAAGAAGGTAACGCAGGGCAGAGGTCACAAGGTTAATGAAGAGTAAACCTGCTCTATTAGATAGGTATGAGAAAAAAGACATACTCTAAGTATCTACCTAAAGTATCTCTTTAGGTTAACCTAAAGACTACTAGAGGTATCACCTCAGTATACATATCCTTAATAGTAATAATCAATAAAGAGTACACTCAGAGAGTAAACCCTCTCTATTAGACACTAACTTAATAAAGGTATTAATGACATTTACATTTAAACACCCTAGCAAATACAAACAACCTGAAGAGGACAATGAAAACACAAGCACAAAGAGAAGCCCAGAGAAGATACCAAAAGACACTCAAAGGCAAAGAGACAAAGAGAAAGAGCAAAGCAAAGACAAAGAAGGTGAAGAGTAGCAAAAGTTTTAGTTTTCATTTTAAAAATACTTAACCTTTACTATCCACACATAAAGACTAATTCTGTCCTACATATTCCTATTAATTCCTATTATATCCCATTTAATCCTATAATAGCGTAAAATATGGCTTATTTAGCTTATATAAAAAAAAATGAAAAAAAGTGAAATTAACTATTGCAATCCATAAATGCATAGTTTACAGAGAGAATAGTTATTTATTTTTACTGGTTTTTATCTACATACAAAAATCATCTGCCACACACAGGCACAACCCTGCGGATAGGGTTAATCTGGGCGAGTAAGTCTCTAAGGTGTGTGGGGGTTAAAAGCCTTAATTAGTCCAGTCTGCTAGATTACGATTAGAGTTAGCGTTAACACTCACAGCCTAGCAATTTAATTTTTTATTTTTTTTTGTATGGCGTTTAATACGTCACTGACGAGGACACAGAAGCACCAGTCCGAAACAATCAACAATCAACATGGAGAGTATGACGTATGACTATCACACTACCTAAAATAAAATTAAGGTTAACTAAATCACGAAGCCACACAAAGCACACACTGGAGCAAATGAAAGTTGCTTACGATTGCATAGCTTCTCAATCTGGTCTTGAGATTTACAGCGTAGAGAAAGACTGTAAATCAGTTTATGAGAGAGAGAGAAAAACTTATATTATAGAATGCAAGGGACACTCTTGGGATAATACGGTTTACGGAGACTATGAGAAAGCGTGGGAGATTTGGTATAACTCTGGAGACTTACCATTTACAGACAAAGCGTTTGATTTAAAATCTGCAATTATTGATTTTAATATTGGTATGTACACAGCAATCAAAGATTTTAATTTTGTCTTGAAAAAAACTGACCCTGATTATTTATCTTTGCGTGAAGATTTTGACCGTTGTACTTACATCAACACATTAACAAGAGAGCAGAGAGACGGATTTTATAAAAGAGATTATGATTTTATAAATGCAGAACGTGACGCAAGAATAGAAGCAAGACGAGCAGAGGGAGCAACATTATAAACAGACTTTAAGCCTATTCACTGAGTAGGCTTAGAGACTTTTTATATAAGTCAATCAACAATCAACAATCAAACATGGAGTACACTATGAAAGTAAAAAACATGACTAGCCCAAAGGGCAACAAGGTTGCAAATCAATTCATTATAAATGACGAATTTGGTAATGAATATTTCCAATCTTATAATTCTATTATTGTTAAGAAAAACGCAGACGGCAGAATATTTCTTGACGAAAATACGTGGGATTATTCAGTGACGACTGCAAAATATAGACGTGAATTTTTGAATGAAGGCGTTGAAGATACAAGAGCCAAAATCAAAAGCGGTGATTATATTTTGACAGACTTAAACTCAACAAAAAACGCTTCTTTAAGAAATACAATAACAGAAACGGCGGTGGCGTAATGAATAAGTTTAAATTATCACTAAGACGTTTTTTATATAATTTTCATTTAATGTTCACAGCAAAAAGAGACTATGAAAAGCAAGTACGCTTGATAGTCAAATATGACCCTTTGAACATCTTGAATTAATAAACAGACTTTAAGCCTATTCACTGAGTAGGCTTAGAGACTTTTTATAAAGTCAAATCAACAATCAACCAACGATAGGAGTACCACACATGCAAATTGCAAAATGTGTTCAAAAGATACAAAGGGCAGATAATGCCTCCAAGTATCAAGACGAGACTGAGAAAAATAAACACTTTGAGAACTACCAAAACGCACCACAAGAGCAGAAACTTAAAATGTTTCACAATGCTATTGCGGAAGG